AATATCAGAGGCTACACCCGTGGCTGAGTATCTGAATACACTTGGCAAAAGTTCGCTGGCCATAGCGATCTGTGATAGGTGCCACTTTAAAACGTCCATCACTGATTTGATCAGTGACCCAAACGCACCTGGGCTGCGTGTTCACCCTAAGTGCGTGGATCAGTTAGACCCTTATAGATTACCGGCTCGGAAATCTGATGACATCACCCTTCAGTACCCGCGGCCAGATGAGCCGCTAACATAGGAAGCGCCTATCATGCGAGCAATCACACTAACAGCATCAGGAGTAGCTGCTACAGCTGTGGCTCCAACCAATCTTAATGTCAGTCCATTTAATATTGGCCTTGGCATTGTGGTTACAGGTACTGTCACTTACACTGTGCAGCACACATTTGATGATGTGTACTCTCCAACCTTCAACCCGGCTACCGCAACATGGTTCCCCCATGCATCCTTGGTTGGGCAAACCGCAAGTGCGGATGGTAACTACGCATTCCCTGTACGAGGTATCCGCGTAAACATCACCGCGGGTACAGGCTCTATTGTCGCGACCGTAGCTCAAGCGGGGATTTAATATGGCTGTGAGCAATGAAGGGGTGAGCAATTTTGCGCTGACCACTCTGGCCATAGCGTTGGGGGTTAGTGCGGGAATTGGAGTTTCTGGAGCTGGAACTGTCTCCCTGGCTCAGTCTAATTCCCTGACGCTAAGTCTTGACCTAACGTCATCATTGCCATCCATTATTGATTTCGCACGTGCGGACCCGCGCAACTACATAACCGCGGGGGTGCTTACTGCGCTGAGTACTGGCCTGCCCGCGTTTGAATCGTGGGACGGCGTGAATCGTGGGCTGGCAATTGAGCCTGCATTCACCAACCTGCAGACCTACAGCAACGACTTCACAAACGCGATCTGGACGAAAACTGGCGGCGCGGTTGTGGCGGGGGACACCGGCCCAGGCGCGTTGTTGCAGTTCACCAAGTTCGAGTCCACTGCCACAAACGCATACCACCGTGTAATCACGAAGCCTGGATCACAGGCGATAGGCCTAACGCAGACATGGAGCGCGTACATCAAGCCGGAGCCAGGGTCTGATATTTACTCCGTCTGGATTCAGATGGCACCAAACTTCGATAATGCCGGGGCTATCTGCCATTTCCGTATTGACGGCAACGAAGGGTTTTTCCCAGTTTTAAACGGTGGACACGCCACAAATGTGCGCTACGGCTATCGCAAGATGGCTGGTGACGTGATCTTTGTATGGATTACAGGTACCTGGGCCGCCACTGGGGATAAGCAGTTCCAGATCGGCACATCAGCCAAGACAAACACTGATGCCCGCACGTACACCGCTACGACCAGCAGCAAGTTTCAGATGGCGGGTGCCAGTCTTACGACTACAAGCGGACCTGTAAGTTACGTGGCAACCACTTCGGCCGGAGTGGCTAGGGCTGGTGAATCAGCAATCTTTAACGACACCTCGTGGCTGACAACCGCGCAGGGAACTTTTGTTATTGATCACGACTGCTGGGTAGGTACCTTGCTAGGGTCAGGAGCTAACGCACTATTTTCTGCTACAGCCCCGGGTCGTACTGTATTTACCTGGGACGCAACAGGCAGCAAAATTTGCACTAACGGTGGTGCAGTAACAACAGGCCCAGTCCCAACATTTTCGGGTAGCGACGTTCGGTTATTGGCTACAACTGGTGTAACAAATTGCGGACATATTAGCCTTCTTCAGTTTTTGAATGTCGCCACTTTAACAGATGCTGATATTCAACTGATGTCGGCTAGACCAGTTGTATCTACTGCCAACCCCGGCACACTGCGCACGGTGGCTGTTGAAAACCGTACTCTCTCCTTCCCGCATACGACTACAGGGACGGTGCTGACGCAGCAGACACGCTTTAAATACACCTTAGGTACAGGTGACATATACGACGTAGCCGGACTTAGGATCAACCTGGCCCAGCTCCGTTTTGCAGCAAAGACGCCTGTTGGTAATGACCTGACTGTTGATAAGATGGCGTTAGAACGTGTAACTGGTGTGGTTGAGTACGTCCCAGTAACGTATCTGGGTCAGCAGTCGTTTGTCATACCAGACGGTGCTGTTGAAATGTTCGCAGATCCTATACCTCCAAGTGCCTTTACCGGGCTCACAAAGTTTGATGGCGGTATGGAGTTCTGGGAGCGTGTTAAGGTATCTGTACCGGCTGCCGGAAACGTCATCATGGGCTCCCGTGACGGTGCAGAGAGCGGATGCTTTGCCCGTAATTTTGACCCAGCAGCAACAACGTACTCTGATGTTTACGGCACTGGCGACATGACCCTGCTAAGCGGCCCGGCGGGTACAACTGTGACACGTGCATACTCGCCCTGCCTGTTTGGTACATTCGTCTCAGGTGACCCCAAGACTTTTGTCCTGGACGGAGACTCGACAATCGAAGGCACCGGCAGTTTAGGTGCGACTGGTGTATACACCAAGCTTGCTGCAAAGGCTCTGGGCATTCCTATGTTGGAGATTTCTGCCGGAGGTATGGACCAACTTGATCTTGAGGAAAACCTAGCCGGGTGGTCGTTCTATCTTGGCATGGGTCGTGTGCTGATTGACGCTATGGGCCGTAATGACTCCAATGCCAATCTTGCCTACTTCAGCTATTACAAGGCGTTCAAAGAGGCGGGTGGAGACAAGATCATGAAAATCGTGGTCTTCCCGGCAACCAGCGGCACCTTTGCTACGGAGGCCGGGCAGACTGTGTTACGAGCGTATCCGTCGAACGTTCCCGATACCCAAGCTGCAGAATGGCTCAAGTACGGCGCAATTGACTACATCTTTGACGCGCAAAGCATTCGAGGTACTAACCTTGCAAAGTGGTTCCCAAATGCTACAACTGACGGCACCCACGAATCTGATTCAGGCAACGCACTATTAGACACAGAAGTGCGAACTCCAATGACGGCTATCACAGTAACATAATTAAAGGCTGTACCATGATTTTTACAGATGCTTTTGGTGGCAGCACAGTTAGACCTGCTGATGTGTCCTATGCTGCAGTGGCGCTTAGCGCTTCTATAGATACATTTTGGCCTCCATACGTGACAGCCAGCACTGACCAGGTGCTTGCTCGTATTATGGACGTGACACCATCTGCTGCCAGCTTGGCAATTGCACTGCCTGACGCAGAGCTTGCTGGCAACGGTCAGGATGTGCTGTTTAGCAACCTTGGTTCTGACACTTACACTGTCACAGACTCAACTGGCGCCTCCATAGCAACTATTGCAGCGGGCCAGGCTAAGTACTTTTATTTGATTGACAACAGCACGCCAGGAGGGACATGGCGAGTTGTGTTATTTGGTGTTGGGGCTTCCTCACCAGATGCTAGCCAGCTTGCCGGCGCAGGGCTAAAAGCTATAGGGGCAAGCCTGGCGCAAAGCATGGAGGTCATTACTGTATCTGCTACTCAAGCAGTTGACGCGTCTTTTCGCGCTTTGGCCGTCACAAATACAGGCGGTACTATTTCCTACAACCTTGCCTCTGCAACCACGCTTGGCAACGATTTCTTTTTTGCTGCCCGTAATCAAGGCACTGGCGTTTTGACCATTGCGCCATCAGGCGGCGAGTTAATTGATGGGCTGGCCTCTATTCAATTACAACTGAATGAGAGCTGCATTGTAGTTGCTGGCACAGGCGCGTGGTATACCATTGGCCGAGGCAGGAATACACAATTCAACTTTACACAGTTGTCCAAAACAGTCACAGGTGGTACAGTTACGCTATCTCTAGCTGAGGCAAGCAACATAGTACAGAACTACAACGGCGTGCTAGTCAGCAACTGCACAGTAGTACTGCCGGCTGTGGTGCAGGTATATTACATCTCCAACACTACTACTGGCGCGTTTACGCTGACTTTTCAGTCTCCTACGCCGGGCAGTGTCTTTGTGCTGCCACCTAACCAGGCTGCAGTGGTGTTTTGTGACGGCGTAAATGTCACCAACACTACAACAACCATATCAGGTGTTACATCTTTGCTGCTTAACGGGGGGTCTGTATCAACACCAACACTGGCATTTATCAACACTAACAATGGTCTGTTTGCACCTTCAAGTGCCGCTGTAGCCGTTACAGCTGCGGGCGTTGAACACGTGCGCTGGTTTGGCGGCCAAACTTTAAGCGCTGATGGTACCTCTGCAGCGCCAGCCTACGGATTCCAAGCTGATCCAGATACTGGCCTGTACAGAGCCGGGGCCAATACTTTGGGGTTTGCTACAGGTGCGTCAGGCCGTATGACGCTAGACGGCTCTGGCCATTTGGTACCAGTTGGGTTGTCACAAAATATGGGCTCTGTGGCGCTGCCATGGGCTGTTGTGTATGGTGCAACATTTAATGGTGCTGGTACCGATCTTACCGGCACTGCAGCCGGGTTGAGCATTGGTGGTAACGCAGCTACTGCAACCAATGCAACCAATGCAACCAATGCAACCAATGCAATCAATGCAACCAATGCAACCAACGCTGTAAATGCAATTACGCAAGCACCTGGTACAAGCAACACGACAATAGCTACAACAGCCTTTGTGGCTGCAAGTTTTGCGCCTATAGCTTCACCAACATTTACGGGCACCCCTGCGGCGCCTACAGCGGCGCCCGGCACAAGTACAACTCAGCTTGCCACTACAGCATTTGTTGCCACAGGTTACGCAACTTTGGCCTCGCCTGCGTTCACAGGCACCCCAACCGCGCCAACTGCAGCGCCAGGCACCAACACAACGCAGCTGGCCACCACAGCTTTTGTGATTGCCACAGCCATGACGTCTTCTCAGATAGACGTACAAACCAACGCAGCGCCAAGTAAAACCACTCCGGTTAGTGCGGATGAGATTCCCTTGGTTGATAGTGCGGCCGCATACACGCTGAAGAAGTTAACTTGGGGTAACCTGCTCGCCACCGCAGAAACTTACTTTGACACGTTGTATCTAAGCGTCACAGGTAACGCTGCAACAGCAACGGCTCTGCAGAACGCTCGGACCATAGATGGAGTGAGTTTCAACGGCACTGCCAACATCACTGTTATAGCGCCGGGTACAAACGCAGCCGCTAGCAAAGCGACTCCTGTTGACGCCGATGAGATGCCTTTGGTTGACAGTGCAGCTTCTAACGTATTAAAGAAACTTACATGGGCAAACCTAAAGGCTACACTCAAAACGTACTTTGACACACTGTATGGAACAATAAATATTGTTCAAAACAGTCAAAGCGCAGCTTACACACTTGTGCTGTCAGATGCCGGTAAGCACATCTACCACCCAAGTGCAGATACTACGGCCCGGATTTGGACCATTCCTGCAAACGCAAGTGTTGCGTACCCAATTGGCACGGCCATCACCTTTGTTAACGACACGTCAGCCGGAGTTATCACTATTGCGATTACTACAGATACACTGGTTCTGGCCGGAACAGGCTCCACTGGCAGCAGAACCCTGGCTGCCAACGGGGTGGCAACCGCTTTGAAGATAACTTCTACCCGATGGCAGATCAACGGAACAGGACTTACATAATGGCGGCCTTACAACAAATGATTTTGGCCGCCAAGATAGCTACGCCTATCTCTTTGCGGTCTTCTACCACAGCATCTGGCGGTACTATTAGCAAGCCAAGTGGAGTGGTGTCTGGTGACATATTGATTTTAGTTGGCTCGGCCGATACTGCTGCAGGTGTTTGGACCCCACCCTCTGGATTCACGGATATGTTTGGAGGCGGTGCATCTACGGCGGGGGCCTGTTACAGAATCGCAAATGGTTCTGAAGCGGCTAGTTTTAACTATCTCAACGGGGCTGGGTTCATAAATTTAGTTTGCCTGGCATTTAGAGACGCTGCTGCAGTTGACGTTGTGGGTGTTGCAAACGGGGCGCCTGCGTCGTCCTCTCTTGCCGCAAATGCCGTCACTACAACAGTTCCCAACTGCATGTTGATTGCGGCGTTTGCAGCAAATGCTGGGGTGACCCTAAATGCCATCAGCGGTATGACGCAAGTTGCAAACGCCGGCAACCCACCGGTTTCTGCTTACTACGCAATAGTGGCTGCAAGCGGTTCCACAGGCACGAGGACTGTCACAACAGGAGGTGGTGGCGCTGACCTTGTTGGCGGTATGGTGGCGCTTCGTCCATAAATGTAGTGCAAATAAATGCTGGAACTACACAAATGCACTGTATAATTACACTACACTAATGGAGTACCTTATGAAATCCCTGCTGCTTGCTTTTGTACTGACTGTTGCCGCATGTGGTGGCCAGACAAAACCTTTAAATGTCTGCCTGCAACCGTCAGATCGAATTGCCCAAACTACAGGTTGCGATAGTTCTATCCAACCTGTAATTGCCTACAACGAAAATGTTACAGAGTTTGTTGTACGCCAAATGCAGCAACCAGGCAATGTAATGCTGTGGATTGGCAAGGAAGACTGGGCACATCTACCTGGTTGGCGCAATCGCAACTTTGTAGGCGTGCTGGCCGCTACCGCTCCCTACATTGCTGCCGGCAAGGTCACACACGTGTATGTGCAAGACGAGGTTGATCTGTGCCCAGCCGGTCCGTGCCCGGGCCGCGATACAGCGCTTGTAAACCTTGCAACAGAGATGGCGCACGCAACTGGGTTGAAGACCGTAGTGACAATGACGCCAAACGTAGTCCTACACCCTGGTTTTATGCTGCCAAAGGTAGACGTTATTGGCATAGATGCGTACTACGTGACTATGGGGCCACATATGGATACGCATGGCTGCCATATCAGCTCTAACCCTACGCTGAACCAGTACAAATGCTCTGAAGCCAAATTGCGTGCTATGGGTTGGACAGGCGAGCTAGTTTTTGTAGGGGCTGGATTTGGGTTGACTACGGACACTCACGAATTCCGCATGATGTACTTACAGTTGCAAGCTGACGCTTATCACCAATCTGGGGCTGCCGGAGTCATGTCCTACTACTGCCACTACGATCCCTATGTGGCAATGACAGAACCGCTATTGGTGCCTCTTTGCCCAACTATTTACGCACCATTTGTAACACCTTAAGAAAGGGCGGCGGATGACCCCACCTGTACAACCTGCCATAGAGGCTGTTTCGCTGATGACCCTGGCCGTGGCCCTATTTGGGGTTCAGGCCGGGCCTTACATAGTGATAGTCCTTGGATCCATTGGTGGAGGCCTTTGGGCTATTTCTAATACAACACTGGAGTCCCGTAAGCAGGGACTTTGGCTTATGCTACGCTGTGTAATTACAGCCATTGTTTTAACGTCACTTGCTGCTACCTATGTTGGGCCGTGGATAAAACAACCAGTCACTGAGGTTTATGGACTGGTTGCCTTTATTATTGGAATGCTTGGCAACCGCTGGCAGGACATAATAGAGTCTGTTAAAAATAGGTTGGCGGCACTTATCTCTACGGTGGGAGGCCCAAAACCATGAATATTTTTATTTGGGAAGCGGCTTGTGCCGCACTGGTGTGGGCCGTCTTCTGCAGGCTAGTGTTTGTAGATAAGACCACAAAACCTATGGTGCGCTGGACCCTGCGTCTTTCTGGGTTTGGTGCATTGATTGGTGCTGGTATGCCGTTGTATGGTTGGACGCCAGATGCAGAGACCCTAATAGTTGTCTGTCCCGCTGTACTGGCCGAGGTGGTTTTATCTCAATACTGGAAATACGGCATTCCTGTTCAGTACATAAGGGACTGCCACAAACCAAAGCGTAGGTCTACAGACTACGTGATTTGAAAGCGGCTATGAAACTCACACTCAACCGTAGACCCAGCGTAGCAGGGGCAACTATCGGCAAGCTGTACATAGACGACGTGTTCGTCTGTTACACTTTGGAGGACCAAATACGTGAAGTGCCTGGTCAGCCAGTATCTACGTGGAAAGTGCATGGCCAGACAGCCATCCCCTCTGGCACTTACCCAGTCACTTTGGAGCTGTCCAATCGCTTTGGTCCTGACACTTTGACAATCAAGCCTGTGGAAGGGTTCACCGGCATACGGATGCATGCTGGCAACACAGCAGCAAATACCGAGGGTTGCCCTTTGCTAGGTATGCAGGCCACTGACCACACTTTGATTGCCGGCACTAGTAAGCCAGCGGTTGCGCTAGTCAAAGGTGAGGTAAGCCGGGCGCTAGCACGCGGCGAATTGGTACTTATTGAAATCAACAATCCGGTGTAACTCATGGACTTGACCAAAATTCTCATGTGGGCTGCTTTGGTGGCCGCGGCCATGTTCGCTGTACACGCTTACAACGACCATCAGCAGCAGATAGGCTATGACCGCCACGTCAACGAGCAAATGAAGTTGGACAAGGCCAAAGCTGAAACACAACGTCTGCGTGAAATTGCACTTCAAAAGGACAAAGATGATGCTGAACAAAAGTTTCAAGAACAGACTGCTCGCGCTAACTCTGAGCGTGATGCTGCTATTGCTGCTAACCGCGTGCTCAACGGCACCATCAAGTCCCTCAACGCAAGAGTCGCTACAGCTCCCATCGAAGCCGTCCGTAAGTACGCCACAACCTGCGGAGCCGTTCTCAGTGCGTGTACAGCGGAATATCAGGCAGTGGGAGCAGATGCTCAAGGACACGCTAACGACTCCTTAAAGCTGCAAAATTCCTGGCCAACAAAGTAAGTAGGAGCTTATCATGCCCATGACACTACCAAACGGAACAACTTACTCTGATGAGCAAATCAGACAGTTTATTGCAGAAGGTGGCGACCCTAACGCTTTTCTGCAAGAGCAGGGCGTAACCAACCAAGATCTTATTCATACGTTGTCTACGCAGGCTCGTGGCATTGCTGGCAACGCTACACCTACTGGTGACGCGGCTCTGCAAAACTATTTCAAGTCATACCAAAAGTACAACCCCAATGGTGCTTATGCAAACAACTTTGCCGGTTGGGTAAATGATCTTGGTGCTGGTACCGCAAATGCAATGCGCGCCGGTGTTTACTCTGGTGCTGTCACAGCGCCAAAAGATTTTGGGCCTACTGGTATATACGGACCTGGCACTGGCCACGACTTTAGCTACCAGGAAAATGGACTTGGTGCCCGTGGCATGGGTGAGGGTTGGACCCCTGGCGCCGCCGGACTGAATACGGGCCCGCAGACATCTCAGCCCATGAGCATCAATAGCAATGGGGCTTTGACTTACACAGCTACAGGCACGTCTACTGCCCCAAAGCCTGGTGAAGCTGGTTGGATCCAACCACCCCAAGGTGCACCGCGCGAACCTATTGGTTCTTCGTTGGTTGGATCTAATGGTAGTCAGCCATCCCAACAGCCACCTGTATATGGTGGTGGACCTCTTACCCAGGTTGGTAACGCAGGGCCAAACCCGTATCAGCACATTTACAGAGCAGACCAGCAGGGCCCTTGGATGAACTACCATGCTGACGGTCTACCATCTAGTGCGCCGCTAACATTCCATCCGCTTAGCGCTGAATCGCGGTACGCACACAATGGCCAGGCGTCGCCACAAAATCGCTCTACACAGCCTGTTCCACCACCAGAGCTGCAAGGTGCGCTCTCATCTCTGCAGCCTTAATCATGGCAACAGCAGCCCTCACCTATACCTCTCTTGTAGAGGAAATTCCAAGCTATGCGGAGCGGTCAACTGACGTAAAGTTTTTGGCCCAAGTTCCTACATTTATTATGCTGGCAGAAAACCGCATTGCCACTGACATGAAGCAGCAGGGCTTCCAGGGTGTTGTGCGTGGAACAATGACGGCCGGCGGCGTAGGCGCTGTAATGGAAAAGCCATCATTTTGGCGGGAAACTATCAGCTTTAACTACCTGGATCCTGTAACAGGATGGCAGCCCATGCGGTTGCGCGCCTTGGAGTACTTGAAAAACTTCTGGCCGCTGCAATCCTCTACCCAACCGCCGCGGTTTTACGCAGACTACAACTTTAACAATTTTTTGGTTGCCCCATCGCCAGACCAAGGCTACACTTTTGAGCTTGTATATTACGCTCGCTTGCAGCCACTAAGCGCGGAGAACACAACCAATTGGTTGACTATCAATGCGCCTCAATGCCTGCTGTACGCATGTATTCTTGAAGCCTTTATGTGGACCAAGAACGCAGCTAAGGTTGCTGAGTGGACTACGCACTACAACTCTGCTAAGGCTGGGTTTTTACAAGAAACTGCAGAGCGGTTAGGCGATCGCACAGAAATTGTCACCAGAGGCTAGGCATGGCAGATCCATTATTTCCCCTTCGGTCGATGCCAGGAGTCCGCCGTGACGGGACGGATCTTGACTCCCCCTTTTATGCTGACGCACAGTGGGTTAGGTTTCAACGAGGCAAGCCCCGTAAAATGGGTGGGTACTCACAACTGAGTGGTCAACTCAATGCTCCAATTCGCTCAGTCTTTGTAGATTCGCGCAATGGCCAAACTACAGCACACTACTTTGGCAAGTGGGGTATTCAGCAGCAAATTATTTCTGGTGGTTCTGCCACAAATTTGGCCGATCGGACGCCTGTAGGCTTTGTACCAAGTGATATGTTTACCTGGTCTCATGCTACCATGTACAGCTCTACCGGTGGCGCCTACGCGGCCATGATTGCCGCATCTACTCCTGACGTACTAGATTTAACTTCCGACTCCGCAGGGGCCGTTTATGCTGGCAATGTGGCCACCCAGGAACCACTCACAGCCGTGTTTGACGGATCTGGCGCCGTCACTACAAGCGGGGGCGTTTGCGTGTTGCAGCCGTTCTTGGTAGTGTACGGAAGCAATGGTCTTATCCGTAACAGTAACGCCAACGACTTTTCAGCAGCAACAGGTTGGACCACAGGCTCAGGCTATGCAAACAGTGCCAATCCTGCCGGTACCAAGTTTGTGCATGGAGCTCCTATTCGCGGAGGTGGGCAAACTCCTGCAGGTCTGTTTTGGTCACTGGACTCTGTTGTCCGCATGTCCTTTGTAGGCGGAACACGGGTTTTCAGCTACGACACACTAAGCGACCCCACCTCTATTCTTGGTAAAAAGACAGTGGTAGAGCACGATGGTAAGTTCTTTTGGATTGGTACAGACCGCTTTCTGATGTACAACGGTATTGTGCAAGAGCTGCCAAACCAGCTAAATTGCAACTACTTCTTTGAAGGCCTGAACTACGAGCACCGCAATAAAGTATGGGGCACAAAAATTGCCAGATTTGGCGAGATTTGGTGGTTTTATCCACGCGGTGTAGACACAGAGTGCAATGATGCCATTATTTTCAACTACCTAGAAGGCACATGGTACGACGCCCGTTGCACCCGCAGCGCCGGGCACTCTGTGCAGATTTACCAAAAGCCTGTATGGGCTGGCGACGAAGACACACAAGACACTACAGCATTGACAGTTGGCGTAACCTTGGCCACAAGCATCAACTCTGGCGCTGCAGACGTGGACTTGACTTATGTCTCTACAGCTGGTGTTGCCATAGGGCAAAAAGTAAGCGGGCATGCTTTTATTCCCTCTACGGCGGTAGTTGGCGCTGTGACCGCAACTGTGGCTACAATGTCGCCCGCAACTACTGGTGTTGTTCCTGCCGGCACTGCTGTGACTTACTCTAGCATGACAACTGCCTTCACGCCAGGAATGACAGTAACGGGTGGAACTTCTGGCGCTACAGGTACCGCCATTCGTGTAACACCTACATCGATTAGCCTATTGACAAGCACCATTACAGGAACCTTTGTCTCTGGCGAGACAATTACAGGTCAATCCGGTGCCACTGCCACAATACTCTCTGCGCCATATGACCAGGAACTCACAAGCGTCTACCGTCATGAGTCCGGGCTAAACAAGATAGTTGGCCAAACCGAAACCTCAGTATTGGCAACTTTTACAACCTGCAACTTTGGATTGGCTGTGGCAGGTCCTTTTGAAGAAGTGCCGCAGACACAAGACACCCTAACACGCTTAGTGCGCTACGAGCCAGACTTTAGGCAAACTGGAGACTTGGTTATTGAGGTGCTTGGAAAAAGCTACGCTAACCAGTCCTACAGACAACTGGATTCTTCTGTTGTAGCATCCGATACAAATTTTGTAGATCCTAGAGCTCAGGAGCGCATTCTTCAAATTAGGGTAACCTCTGACACTCTTGACGGGTTTTTTGAGCAGGGACAGGTTCTCATAAAACTGGAACCTGGTGACGAACGGGGTAGTAGCTGATGGCTACGTCCCCAAACTTAGCTGGGCTTCCTGGGCCAGACACGCTAAAATTCCATGAGTGGGCTTACATTGCTGTAGAGCAATTGGCAGATTTTGGCCTACCGTCACCTCCAGCAACGGAAGCAGATTGGGCCCAATGGGCCTCAAGTTTTAACAATGGCGGCATGCCGGGAACCCCAGTACCAGATCCGTATGGATTTGCAACATGGCGGGACTGGGCGTACGCAGTAGTGGGCACAATTTCGTGAGGTGAATATGCACAGAAAAATACTACGGTTTGATGATGGTGGCGACGTAAGCTATGGCGACTCTTGGGCAGACCTTACCGCTGACGAGCCAGTAAACTTTGACCCTCAAACAGTGTTTCCCACAGATGGTGGAGCGCTGCATACCCTTGACTACCTGCCAGTTGGTGAGGGCGACGGTACAGATTTTGGGCCGACGTACAACCCAGAGTTTGAAACTGGTGCTGATTACGGGCCGACGTACAACTCTGAAAATGAGTCAGGCACAGACTACGGACCTACATATAACCCCGAAGGTGAAACCGGGGTTTCATACGGACCCAACCCAGCAAGTAAAGCCGACGAAGGCGTTTTTACAAAGCTGCTTAAGGGAATGGGCATTGCCGGTAAAAATGGCGACATCGACCTTGCAAATCCTGGCACCCTTGACAGAATTCTGAAAGTACTGTTTACTGGTGGATCCATGATCAACACGCTGCAAGGCCCGCAAGGTAAGAAGTCGCCGCAAGAACTGCAAGCTGCTTTGAAAAGCCCGTTTGATAGTTTCCAAGGTCCGTCAGCTGCAGCAGCTAATTCTTACTTTGGGACGGCGCTGAAACCTCGTACGCTGCAATACAATCGCGCTGGCGCGTCTCTTACACCCACTCCGCGTTATGCAGAAGGCGGTGATGTAGAAGGGCATAGCCCAGAGTACTTTAGCCCAGGCGCTCTGAGCTCAGCCTATATCAAAGGTGACACAGGTGGGCAGGCAGACGCCGTGCCGGCTTACGTTGCCCACGGCGAGTATGTTTTTGACGCCGACTCTGTAAGCAGCATAGGGGACGGAAACAACGAAGCTGGGGCAAAAGTTCTTGACCAGTGGCGTGAAAAACTTCGCGAGCACAAGCGAGCTGCCCCATCCCACAAAATTCCACCCAAGTTTAAGGGTGTTAAGGCGTATATGCCAAAAGGAGAAAAATAATGGCGGATCTGAGCTATCTCTTTGGCGCATCGCCGCCAAATGCCGTTGACACCTCCACGGCCAGCTCAAATGGGCTGCCTGCGTGGTACCAACAATACCTGTCTGGCATTGCTGGCAAGGCCACAGAAATTGCAGGCAACCAGTCCAATATTGGCGTACCGGCGCAGTCTGTAGCTGGGTTCAACCCAGACCAAATACAGGCCTTCAACCAGGTTCGTCAAAATCAAGGTAATTGGCAAGCGCCTATTGCTGACGCCACAAATGCGGCAAGCAGCATTATTGGCAACTCGTCTGACTTGATCAACAAGGCGCAAGACGCAGTTGCCGGCCCATCTCAGTCTTGGGGCACAAAGGCTGCCCAAGCTTACATGAGCCCGTACACCCAGCAGGTGGTGGATAACATCCAGCGCTTGGGTGTTCGCAATTTGAATGAAAATTTGATTCCTGGTGTGCAGGATCAATTTTTAGGCTCTGGACAGTTTGGCTCTACTCGCAACGCGGATATTCTTGGTCGCACAGTGCGTGACGCAAACACCGACATCAATGGACAGGTGGCCGGGGCGTTGAATGCGGGTTACACAAATGCACAAACCATGTTTACCCAAGATGCAAACAGGCAGCAGCAGCAGCAGCAGCTTCAAGGCCAAACGGCTTTGCAGGGAGCTGGTCTTGCCACAGGTGCAGCACAGTCGCAGGCCAGTACACTTGGTGCCTTGGGTCAAACTATGCAGCAACTTGGCTCTGCAGATGCTCAAAACTTGTCTACAATCGGCGGCCAGCAGCAAAATCTGAACCAAACCGTGCTGAATACCGACTACACAAATCAGACAAACGCCAACAACTTTGACTGGAACACACTGAACAATATGAATTCTGTGGTTCGTGGGCTGCAGCTGCCACAAAGTGCTGTGCAGACAACCAATCAACCAGCCACGCCCGCTAATGGCATGTACAGTGGATCTGCAATGTCAGGAGCGGGAGCTTTGTCTACACTGAGGTAAGAATATGGCCGATAAAGAAACAGGCGGTGCACTGACCGCAGTTGCTAATGAGCCTGCCAATGTTGGCGGCCGGGATATTGCCCAAAATTTAGCCTATGGCTCTCAGGGCCCTGGTCAGGGTGGCGGGTACGGAGCATTTGCTACAGCCCTTGGTGCTTTGATGGATCCAGAACGCTCTGAGAGCACAGAGCGCAAGGCATTTTGGGCAGGCGCCACAGGACCCCAAAGCGGTGGTATGTCTGGCGTAAGCAATGCTATGGCAGCCCAGGTTGCTGCACGGGAAGCCCAGGATAAGCTCAGAGCGGCCTATATCCCGTTGATCATGCAATCTATGGTACAGCAGCGGCAGACCGACCTCGGCTATGCACAATTTGGCCAGCAGCGTGCCGAGAAGGTCACTCCCATGATCAATCAAGCACTGTACGGAATGCAGGCCGATGGAAAAACGCCGTCCCTGAGTGAAGCCCACAAGCGCATTGACGATGTTGGCGCCATGTTCAATATGGCACCGCAGGAACTGCTGCCGCACCACCTTGCGCTTCACCGCGGTGCTGGTCCAGACGGATCCGGCATTGACACCTACTTGCAACAACTCCGCGTTGCTGCTGCACCGCCTGCAGAGGGCCTGTCTAAATTTGGCACCAACCAAGCTGGCCAGACCACTTTGCAGAATCAGGTCAAGGGCCAGGTTGGCCTGCCAGGAGAGGCTGGCGCGGACAAAACCAACCCCACAAAAACATCTGTGGAAATGGACAAGATGTACCGTGGCAACCCAGGCAAGTACACAGAAGACATGGCTGGCTCTCTGAACGGTTATGCAGATATGCTAAACCGCGGCAATGCCATCAACGATGCACTGGCCAGCTTTACGCCTGGTAAATACTCTGCCAAGGTTGGCGGTTTGGCAGCTGCCACTAAAGATCTTGCACGTATGTTCCCTGGCGCAACCACAGAGTCTATCAACAACTATGTGACAAGTCTGATGGGACCAAAAGGCGATGGCACAGGAGCAAATCCTGTGGCTGCACAACAGTTTGCCGAAAGCATGAAAGTGCAAGAGGCCATGGCGCAGCTGAAGACATCACTTGACGGTCAAGGACGTATTGGCCAACAAGAGCTGATGATGCTGAACGGCGCCATGATGAGCACTGCGTCTGACCCTGCCTCGTTTGACAAGTTCATGACCTATGCCAAGGGTCGTGCAGCCAACGTGACAAACAAGCTACAGGCGTGGGGCGAGTACGCTAGCAAAAACGGCGACAACCTTAGTGTGCCAGCTTTTGAAATTCCGTACTCTGTGGAAGAAGCTAAGCAGTTGATCAAAGGCGGCAGTGGCCAGCTTAACTCCCACGAGCCAAACCCTGCGGTACCCAATAAAACTGTACCACCTGTCTCTACCATTACCAAGCAGCCAACGCCACCCACACAAGGCATGGCACCACAGCCTGCTACAGCTCCACGCCCTGCCGTTCGACTTGAGGACTACGAGCCAGGCGCAAAGGTTGGACCTACCGGCACCGTTTATGTGCTGGACAAGGGGTTGCCGCGGCCTGCTCGCCCACGTGGTGTACAGGGCAACATCAATTAAGGAGCGGCCATGCAACTAGAAGACCTGCTGCCAGAAGACAGGGCCAACCTGCCGTACAACCACCCTATACTGGACGAATACGCA